ATGTCAAGAGCGGTAGAAAATGATATAGAAGTTCACATTGCTGTAGCAACTGTTAAAGGTGAGTGGCATGTGAGAAATGGTGTCTATGTTAGCAGTGAAACGAGAAAAAAAGAACTTACAAACGCCATGCTCGAAGCAGGTACTACTCTTCATATCATAAATAAAATTAATGACAATGAGATTTTTGATTTATGCTCATCCAGCAAAAGTAAATGTGTAAGCGAGATTGACTTACTCATTGAAAATATAAAACCGGATATTATTTTCATCCCTGTACCTTCATTCCATCAGGAGCATAAATGGGTTTATGAATGCTCAATCGCAGCCACCAGGACGACCAAAAATGTCGATTCCCCCAAGGCTGTAATAGCATATGAGTATCCACCTGCTGGCTGGGGGGATTCAGGATCATGGAGTCAATCATCTGGATCTATTTATGTAGATATAAGCAAACATATTGAAAAAAAGATAGCAATACTTAGTAAGCATGAGTCTCAAATGTCAACTTTAGAGAATTCTCTGATATCATTGGATGCAGTAAGGAGACTGGCATCCTTTAGGGGGCTTGAATCCGGGGTGAATTATGCAGAATTGTTTTACCTATTAAGGAGCAAAATAGTATATTGAATTCTACCATATTTTATTTACCTTTTGATTGTGATGATACCTGCACTGGCTGCACAGGCTGCACAGGCTGCACAGGCAGAATAATGTTGATTACTCACCCAGTGCTGTTTTCAACGCCGGTTCTGCCTCATCCAGTGGGTTACCGCTGCCGCTGTACTGGAAAGTGAATGCATAATCAAACGGGCTTTTCTCATTGCCGACAGCAACAGAAAACAGCGCGGTTACGTTGGTTCCGTCAAAGTTGCTAATTCCTGTCGCGGTGTACGTCACATCTACTGATTCCGTCCCTCCGGGAACGGTAAGCCGGAGTCCTGGGTAAGTAGTTTGTTTTTCCAGTACACGGCTGATTGTTACAGACATCATAACCTCCTACATTTTTGCGTTAATACTGATCAGGTAAACCTTCACCGTACCGGTTGTCCGGTTCGTGAATGACAAATCGTTACCTGACGAAGATATATAAAACCGGCCATCACCGGGGGAACCGGAACCACCTGCGGTAAAGTTGCCGCTCAGGTTGCCGGTTATCAACGGGGTGCCAACCGAAAAATCCGTTAGCGCTGTCGCTGCGCCCACATACGCCCCGGCGCTATTTTCTACCCTGATAGTCAGTGAGGCGGAGCCATGAATGCAGCCACGAAATATGGCCGTCGTGTTAGCTGCAACCTCCTGCATAAGGCTTGCTGCACCACAGTTGTTATTAATCAGGCGGGTTGGCAGGCCATCAACGCTGAATCCGCCCTGTACGATTTCGCCATAATCGGCGCCGTCGGCCAGGACCAGATTTTTGAATTTTTTGTACTGGAACGCAGAAGGCGCACCTTTGATCCCCCACTGCATTTTCCCGCCAAAAGTGACGTTCTCTACCCGAAGGTCAGCTACAGAGCTCTGCGCAATCCAGGCGCAACCATTGCTGTTGCTACCGTATGGTGTGGAAAAATGGGAATTCCTGATAATGTTGTTTTTACCCGACACGGAAAACACATTGAATGTGCCAGACGGAAGCACACGGTGATTCTCAACGGTCAGGCCTTCCACCAGTACGTTATCGACAATGTTTCCCAGAGTTGGTCCGCACTGAGTGAGCGTCACACCCCGAAGGTTTATATCAGAACCCGTCAACAGGTAGCGTACATGGTGCATATAACCACCAGTAATATTAAGACGCCCCCGCTTAGATGAGTATTCAAAATAATCCCCTGAGAGGTTCTGGCTATCTATTGTATGACACCCAATAAACTCAATCCCGCGGCAGTGGTCATTATCATAGTCAGATGTATCATCATCGCTAGTGTCGTTCATGACCGTCGTGCCAACCGCCCTAAACATACGATGACCGATATTGCTCCATGACAACTCCACGCCAATAAACTGAAGGCCGTCTACTCCCTCAAAAACGGATGGGCCGTAAGCCAACGGGTCGTTATTACGAATCCCTTCCAGTTTCCCACCGATAATAAAGTTATGCCGTGAACGCTTACCAAATTTCATCATCGCCGGGCAGGTTTCAATATGTAGTCCAATGAATCTGTTTGCATTAGAGCCATCGGTACCGTCATTGCCTGGGCCAAAATTCAACCCATATTTAATATTGTTTCGGTCTCGCGTATTACCGCAGTGCATGATACGAACGTTATAAATAGTGGAGTCCCACACCGATTCGCCAGTTAACCCCTCACCGTCAAGATACCGCATCTCAACATTTTCCATAATTGCATACGAACTATGCTCAAGCTTAATGCCGCCAACGTTCTCTGCAATAACAACATCATCAAATTTATTCTGGAAGCCGTAACCTATTTTGATGTTGCGAAAAACAGGCCGGAATAACCGCTTTGCACCGCCGCTGGGCGTGGTGGCCTCGGTGCCTTTGGTGATCCAGACGTGAGACGCATCAGTCCCGGCCTCCGGAACAAATAACGTACCGTCATTGCCCTCAATTACAATATTGGACTTTACCAACAAACCCGCTGCGAGAAACACGCCACCACGGAATACCAGTCGGGGATAGGTGGTGATATCACCGTTAAAGGTACTGTCGACCTGGCTGTTGATTTGGGCGATGGCGTCCAGAATGCCCTGGGTTGAGCTCGTCTGTCCGGTCGGGTCTATTCCCGGAAACGCGTCGGCATAAAATTCCCTCAGTGCGTTCTGTACGTTTCCGGGTTGCTCGAGCTTCGATATACCTGCTCCCATGCCTGGTTCGCTTGAACCCAGGTTTTGGCGAAGCGTGTCACCATCCATCAGAACGAAGTGAGTAACATCGTTAGCAAAGCTGGTTGCATCGGTTCCGGTGGTCGTAAAGCCGACGTCAGTAGCAGCATTCAGGCGGTAATACTGGTTGTTATAGCGGATGTACTGATTGCGTGCGCTGAACTGAAACGGGCCATTTTCGTAATCACCAAGGAAAACATAGCCAGAGCTGTCAAGAAACGTCTGGAATCTGTTTTCCCTGTCGGTCTGCGACTCGACAAAATCAGCCTCCCTCTGGCTCTGAGATGACAAAAAATCACTTTCTTTGTCTTGCTGAGAGACCTCGAATGCGGTTCTTTGCCCCTGCATCTGAGATTCAAACTCAGCCTCTTTTGCGGCAAGCTCAAAGTCAATGCTTGCTGATAATCCAGATGCGATGTCCTTAGCCTCATCTCTCGCCAACCCCGCAACTACTGCAGCATCCTTGGCTTCGGATACGGATTCGGCAATATCAATGATCGGTTTTTCAATGCTAAGAGCATACTGTTTTGCTTCTGCGGCGCTAACCGCTGCACTGGCCGCAAACTGCGCAGATTGTTGGGTATCAGTAATTGCCATCTTTTATTCTCATGAATATTCGTAAATAACTACAATCCCAGACTTGCCGCGGGCACCATTTACTGCCGGAGAGGATGGCCCTTGTGAAGAACCAGATGCGCCTGAACCATATGCCTGTCCATCAATAGCCGGATCTCCAAATGATGGCACCCATCCCCCGCCTCCAAAAACGCTACTTGCCCCAGGTGATCCGAGGAATGACTGGGTTGCGTTAGCGTATGCAGGTGTAGATGGGGCTCCTGGAGAGCCTATGATATTGGCACCGGAAGGAGCGCTTGATGCGACATTACCCTGAGGTAGAAAAGGTGGATTTGCTGGTCCGGCAGACGGCCCTCTTGTTCCGCCAGGCGCAACCATTAGCGATCCAAATGAGCTTGAACCACCAACAGAGCCAACCGGAGATGCTGCGGTGCCTCCCTGCCCGCCAGCGCCAACAACGATGCTAATGCTGGTGAAATTTATTGAAAATCTACCCTTAGCATATGACCCGGCCCCACCACCTGAAACTATTGACACCTGCCCCGCTCCAGTGGCTGGGGCAGCATCGCTCCCACCACCACCGCCAACCATTTCAACAACAACCGACTTAGCACCAGGGGTTGGCGTATAAGTGCCGGATGATAAAAATGTCTGCACGTTCAGGAGTCGTCCGGATGAATAATTAATCCATCCAATACCGCCAGCATCAGGATTTGTCGTGTTATTTTCGATAGTGCTTTGCCAGAATCCATCCCTGGCTGAATTGATAAGAATCGCGCCTTTTGGGTATCCACCGATAGCTGCCGAAAATGCAGAGTCGAATGTATAGAAACCTCCGGCTTGCTCCCATTGCAGTCGAGTATAGGCATCATTAAAAATCCCATTAAAATCCTGCCCCTTTGGCGGCTTACCGCCAGCAGATAGAGCGATGCGGGTAAGCGGAGGAAATCCTGAGTCCATCGCGGCAAGGCCATCAGCTAACGTTTCAGGGGTGGAATTTACCGGGATCGTGTTTTTGTCACCACTCGCAGAAAAAACAACCGTCAGACGTGACGGCATGGCTGAATTGTTCAATTCAGACCTCCTGAACGATGTTTACTTTTACCCCAGGCGGGGAAGGAAGTGCTCCGGAGCTTTGCACTATGGCCAGCTCAGAATCGGAAAGCTGGAACTCGAATACGTAGCTCATGACATGGTTGCCATCGTCACGCACGCAAGCTCGCCCGCTGGCGCCGAACATGTACATCAGCATGCGATTCATGACCGGCACGGTGCAGTCGCTGATGTTCGCCATCGCTTTGCACATGATCAGCTTACGGTATGCCTCATTGGTCAGGACCACAGTGTTCGTGTCCTGCACGCCGGTATAGAAAGGCGCCTGGTTAAAGGGTTGCGGGTCGGTGAGTTCTGCCGGGGTGCTGGTCGCTTCGCCAAACCCCAGAAACTGCTGGGATGGCGTCACAGTCAGCAAACGCTCTACATCAACGATTTTACCCCAGCACATCAGCCCGTAATCGCCGCAGGTCTCGATGTTGAATACGAGGTCATAGAACGTGTCTATCCAGTCCTCTGGCGCTACAGAAGCGTTAAAGGTGTCAATCAGTGACCGCAGGCTGGTTGAGTTCACGTACTGCGCGTAGATCGTCCAGTCGACATTATTCACTTACCGCCTCCGTTATGATGTTTGTCGTATCGAGGGTCGGTTCCTGATCAATGCCCATGGTCAGTGCACTAGACCAGGTTGTTCCGTCCAGAGAGATCTGGACAGAAAGCACGTTCATATTCTGTGCATCAAGCGCCTGGATAGGGCCGATATACCGGCTGCCATAAATTCGCGAGCCGGCACGCGCCCGGGTACCGCCATCTGCGCCGGTAAAGGCATTCAGGACGACCGTTCTGATCTGCGCGTTGATATCTGACGGAAGCCCATCATTCGCTTCGTATTCCACTTTGATATGAACGCTCACCGCATCCAGCGTTTTCCACCTGTAGGTGTACTCCGGATAAGGGGCGTCATAATTTTCGGTATCCTGCACGGTCCCGGTGGTGTCACCGTTCATAACGGTGCCCGGGGGAAGTTTTTTATTGATGGCCGCTGCAATGTCTGCCACTGCCCCGCCATAAACCCCGATATAAATCGAGCTGGCCAGCAGCGTGTAATTCGTGGAACCTTTGTCGACGGAAGTGGGCTCTTTGTTGTCGATCACATAAACATCAAGCACCCCGTCGACTTCCAGGACAGCAGCTCGCACAGCCGCTGCTGTGTTAAAGGCGTTACGTGCCACTGACTGGCGACGGCGATACTCAAATGCAGATCGCCCTTCAACATTCGAGCCCGGTACACCCGCGGTCTCGTTGGTGATACTCGACCAGCCACTTACCGCGACATAGATGTTTGTCAGGGTACCGATGGGACAAGCTATCGGCCCGGTAGTCAGGTTCTGGAACTCGATCTTTACCGTCCCGTCGGCGCCTATCGTTCCTGCAGCCAGTGACACGTACATATAACCGTTATCGTCGGTTGCATAGGACTGTGCCGGGATCACCGTCCCCGGTACGCCGGAGCATGTGGCCGTTACAACCGTACCCGCAGCAGCAATGCGATCGAGGAAGTAAATCCTGCCGATGCCATCCTGAAATCTGCCGGAGGAAAAGTCCGGGTTCATGTTGTTGACGATAGCCAGAAGCTGATCGTTCTTGTCGGCGATGATTGCAGTATCAGTGACAGCCAGTTGCCCCTGCGGCGTCTTGAGGTTCGTGCTCATCGCCGTCCCGAATGCAGAACCAATATCTGCTATACGCCCGGCAAGAATGTCTCCCTCATCTGGAACATCAAGGCCAGTGGTAGAAAAGGTCACGGCCGGTACCGCCGTAGAGATTGTCGTCATTTTTTCCTCACAGGGTGACGCTGGAATCCAGGCCGTTGGTATCCACGATCGCAATAACGCCGGTAGTGCGGCGCGTATCGCGGTTGTTAATCAGCGTCGGCTCAGCGCGCGCGATATAGCTCATCCGCAACGCTTCAACCTGAAGCGCGGCCGCCATGGCGCCGGTGCTGGCCTTAACGTTCAGCAGCTCTTTGTAATTAACGCCGGTGTCTTTTTCATAAATGCACTCGCCGCGTATAGCCAGGCATGCCGTCGCTACGTCCTGAGCGCAGGCGTAGGGATTTTCAACCGTGGCGATATTACCCAGCTCATCAAGGACAAGATCCCAGGTATCGGGATCGAGTTTGAGAGAGATTGTTTTCATGGATTTCGCCCATAAAAAAACCCCGCCGAAGCGAGGTTTTTATTTTTGATTTTTTAGCGGGTTTATTTGCCTATGATGCCTGAAATGATAGCCAGCAACACAATTCCTCCAATTAAAATTGCAATTCTGCTCCATGCTATCTGAGTTCCATTATATTTTGGCTCAGGGATCGGCATAGGCTCTATCTCACTACCACAATGTTTGCATTTTGTGGCCTGATACTTCACTGGCTCTGCACAGTAGGGGCAGTCCCTCATTGGGCCCTGAGAATCAGCTACGGCAGCGACAGAAGAATTAAGCGAGGGGACGAAAAGAACGTGAATAATTGCGACGATGAAAAGCAAGAATCCATAGAGCCACCAACCGCCGAAAGATCGCCCCTTACTTTGCGCAATGAACGCAGGTATTAATCCCAACAATGCTGCAATAACTAAAAACGACATTTTTATTCCCTCTATGCCGCCCCCAGAGGATCGGTTCGGCTTCCTCCTGATACTACCCCACCATGAGTATGCCCATCAACGATAGAGCCATCGACAAGCTCAAGTTTCCCGTCTGGGTGTACTTTCATGCCGTTGATGTTAACTACGCCAGGGCTCTTGATGTTTATGCCGCTACCGGTGAACTCTGCAAGCTCCGTCGGATCATCATTCAGGCTAGCGATAGCAGTGATGTAAACAGCATCCGAGTATGAGTGGCGCCGCTGAGTTGGTGGTGGCCCACTTTGCCTTGATACTCTGACATTGGTTGTATCTTTGTCACAGGCGATTACCAGACCAATATCGCCGATGCGGGGCGTCATTTTTACCGCGCTGTTCCCGGCCTGATACCGAATGAAGGGAATGTCATATACCTCCTGACATTTAATCTCCCCCCCGGATACGTTCGCGCCGCTAACAAGAGGTAGCACAGTCATAACGCCATCACCAACATCTTTAACCAGAACAATATCAGCAAAAACATTGCCCTTTGATGCCGTGGCTATAAGGGACAAGATCGCGTTACCCTGACAGGAGATATCAGAAGCTTTTTGATTAGTTGCCATTGCTTTCCCCTCCGATGACAGATATCGGAGATGCCACAACAAACGTCTCCCAAAGTCCACCAGGTACTTTACAGGACAGATAGTGGGTAGTCCCCGCCTGCACCACCCACTCGCCGCTAGCGTGTGGCAAGTCTGTTTTGAGGATGATCTTCGTATTCAATTTTAGCGCCGGTGAATAAATGCACCTAAAGTTAATACCCATCTCATAAAATATTGGATACCCAATAAGTCCATGCTCTGGCGAAATTAAAGGAACAACTGAATCCGATGGTGTTTTACCTGTATAAATTGTGACAGTGCCAAAATCTATATCAACAGATATGTCATGCGCTGCCGCAATTTTTAATATTTGGATTATTGCGTTGTCATCGAAATATGGATTTCGATGAGTAGCCTTAACGTCCACGTTAACGAACTTTAAACCAACCTTAAAGGCAAGAGCACGAATCATATCAGCAACATCAGCATCGCCTCGAATGGATGTGGGCTCACAGGGGATCAGGCGCTCCCTGCCGGCGGCCGCCGCGGTTATCTCAATCGGCGCATCCGGCATCTGATTCAGGTTAATCCTGGCAGATGTTATTGACCCGGAAAAAACACGGGTGTCGCCGGCGTAAACGACAATTGAGTTCTGTGCATACGCGATTATCTTTTGCGCGTTTGTCGTCAGCTTGGACATATTCTCCAGGGAAAGGCCCCAGAGGCTAAGTTCAAGTACTGTACCGGTAGCGCCGCCAAAGGCAGATATAGCAGCTTCACACTTGAAACCCTTAACAGTCAAAGTGTCGCCAATGTCGCCGTCAAACGTACCGTTGGCCAGCGTGAACGATACGGTAAGCTCTCTCTCCTTGTAACTCATCTGCCAACCTCACTGCTCGTCGCATAATACAGCTTGAATCTGGTGCCAATTTCGTCGTAATAAGGATCGGCTGTACCTTTCGAGTCAACGAAAACCAGATCGCCACTGAACCCCAGATATTTATACCGAACCAGGTAAACACAGTTCAGGCAGAGAACGCCCTGAAATATCGGCTTGTCATCGACATATAGATCTGCGTAAAACCCGGTTGAACGCTGATGTAACTTGATCGCGCAGTTCTGACCGCCAAGCGTGACATAGACCTTTTGAGATAGTGACGGTGATAAGCTAATTTCCTGCATGTCACATCACCTTTTCCAGAAAGTCGGAGACGGTGCTTTTTATCTGCTTAGAAACTGCAGTAGAAGAGCTGTCCCACGCCTTAGAGACCGACTCGGCCGCCGAGTTAACGTTGGACACAATCGCAGCCCCGGTCGTCTGTAGAGAGTCTGATAAGGTTGTGTCTGCACTTGACCAGGCATTCTTAACATCGCTCAATGTCACCTCTTTCGTTGCCCCGGTGATCACCTGCGTTGATGCTGCGGCGCCATTGTTGGTTTTTGCGTTGTTGGTCGGCGGCCCTTCAATAACAGCATTTGAAAGCATGACTTCCCCGCCGTCCATGATCTCCTCGAAAGTGCAGTTCGCCATCAACAACGTCTGCCCGCGATACGAACCCACAAAGTAATCGAAGTGGGTAAGATCGTAGCTGTAATACACCGTGTCCGGTGTCTCGATGTTGTAGGTGCTGGCCGTGTTTTTCATCTCATCCAGTTTCTGAATGAAATTGTTCCGGCTCAGCAAAGAGAAATTGGTCAGGTTAGGAAGTGAACCAGAAAAAGCCGTCCACCCCTCAAGGGCAAAAATGATCCTCAGTTCAGACGGCTGCTTCACTTTGTTGTAGGACGTGTACCGGCCCTTTTCTACCGGCCCCTTAGTCACCGCCGCATCACCATAGCGATCAACGCTAACCCAGCCGGAAGGAGAGAAAACCTCCTGCCCGGCTGCAGCCGTCAAAAGCGACTCGTCAACGGTGTTATAGGTGATCCGGTAAGTTGGCGACAGGGCGTTGTTAAGGACGGATAACAGGCTTCCTCCCTGAATGGCGGATAGCACTGTCGAGACATTCAGAGAAAACGACATGAGTTATTGTCCTGAGTAGCCAGCCAAAAGCATGACACGGTTGTCGCCGTGCTTTTTGATATCGCTGGTAAGCTGTTCCACGTTCTGTGCCTGGGTGGTGATTTTGGTGCCATAAAACTGATAAGTCGCACCGGACTTCCCGGGCATCGCGCGGTCTACGGCCATCCCGGCGCCGGGGCGCATTCCTGCCATGACTTTAGGGACGTAATTGCGAGTTTCCGACGGCAGGTTATCCATGCCTTTCTTCTTGACGTTTCCTAGCCCCCAGTTATAGGAGGCAAGAGCTTTTTCCAGATCGCCACCAGTAGCATCCAGCAGATAGCGCAGGTATCTTGCAGCGGCATCAGCTGACTTGTGGGGGTCATAAACGTCCATCCCCTTCAAACCCAAGTCTCTGGCAGTTCCATCCATAAACTGGAATGGGCCTTTCGCCCCTTTGGGTGATACTGCAAACGGGTCACCACCTGATTCAGTAGCAGCTACCGAAGACAGCAGTCCGGCCGGAAGTCCATATTTACCTTCCAGCGCGCCGAACTCCCCAGCCATTGCCTGAAGAAATGCCTTTCCTTTAGCGCCAAGACGAGCAGCCTTTGCGTTAAGCGGGACGTTTGGCTGATATCCCGAAGTGTCAGGCTGCATTGTTGCCGCGCCTGCTGGAGAGATCAGGGCGTCAGCGATTTTTGACAGGAGATTTTTGGTGCTTTCCCAATAGTCTCTCTCATCCTGCTGCTGCCGACGCTGTTCAGGAAGTGGCTGAAACTTAACTGCATCCAGCATTTTCTGCGTTGCCTGCTGCTGCGGGCTTAGATACGCAGAGTCCTGATCAGGTTTAAAATCCAGCGTGCCGCCGTTTTTCTTCAGCGCCTGCTCGGCTGCCTTCGTCACTCCGGGCAGCGCATCATTGCCGGTAGGCTTTCCGTCTTCAGTGCCATACCACGCCTTTTTAAACTCATCGGCAGCCTTGGAGAAGTTGCCGTTATTGAGCTCGTTTAAAGCGTTACCCAGGTGATTAAGCACTTTTCCGAGCATGGAGAAGTTATCTTTGAGGTTGCGCAGATCGCCTGATAGCGTCCAGCTACCAAGGTCAATACCAGTAATGTCGTTAATGTCCCGCTTCAGCTCTTTGAAGAATGAAGAGGATTTTGCGTTACCAGACGACCACTCTATGAGGAGACCATTCAGATCGCGAATGGTTGGAATCAAGCCCACGTAGATCTGGTTTTTTACCGTGTCGAGATTTTGGCCCAGCTCCGCCCATGCGGCTGTAAATTCCTTTGCGCCTTTGGTTGAGGCGTCTGTAATGCCGGAACTTTTTGTTAGGCGATCAACATCAGTCAGGAATTTGCCTTCCTGGTTACGCTGATTGATAGCATCATCAATACCAACCAACTGAAGAATCTGACGGCGGATATCTGGATCGGTAACCTTCCTTGCCGACTCCAGTATTTTCCTGAACGTGGTTTGTGCTGAGTCGTCCCTGATATTGAAAGAATCATGGGTCAGAGAATTAAGCCGGATTGCAGCTTCCTGCACTGGCGTATCGTACACCCCGACCTTAGCCAGTTGCTTTGCGTTCTGAAACCCCTGCAATGCTGCACTTATTTTCTCGACAGAACTACCGGCCGCCTCTGCCGCCTTGCCCACTCCGTCAAGCTCTTTGGCTGTCATCCCCAAAGATTTAGCCTGAATGGACAACTCCATTAGCCCTGAGGTAGTGCTTTTCACAAAGCTCATCAGGCCGCCGGCAGTGACGGTAACGCCAGTCAGTGCCAGCAATTCCGTCTTTATGCTGCCGAAGAATGCTGCTGCCTTTTTCCCCTGCTCCGCCATTTCCTTGGCGGTGTTTTTGGCATCCTCACGCTGCTTCTTGAGGTCGTCGCTAACGTCTTTCTGCCCCTTACGGAAGTCAGACGTATCAAGGCCCAGCGTAATCAGGAGGGCGTCAATTACCGTTGCTGCCATGATCACTCTCCGCTGCTATGGCTCTGTTGGTGTTATCCACGGTCATTATTTCAATCAGCCACCACATATCCTGGACGCTGTATAAGGTGTCCAGTTCGTGGAGTGTCGCCATTTTCCCGGAGATCACCGCGGCGATGGTGCGCGGTACATTCGCATACTGTATGAAGCCGCGATCTGAATCTTCAGGAACGGATAAGGGGATTTCTAACTTGCGGTGGCTGCTACAAAAGCGATATGGAGTTTGAGGGCTTCGATTTTCAGGCGCGACCAGGTGCTAATTTCTTCGATCTGCCCTTCGTCAACAAGCGCTGTCTCGATACCGTTACCCCCGAGGAATTTCACGCAGCCAAGCAACTCATCAAGCAGAGGCTTAGACTGTGCGAACGGAACTTTAGCCAGTGAAGTGATACCCCACTGAGCGAGTCCGGCCATACCGCTGGCCATCACGCTTTCGTACAGCTCGCGAGCTTCTGCGTTATCCTCGGCTGGGGCCGGCGCCACCGCAGCACCGATGGCCATCATCATATTGTCGGGAACGGTAACGCCGGCGCCAATCACGGCGCACGCCAGGCGGATCGCCCACTCTTCGGCCTTTCTCGCCGGCATTTCGGTGATTTTGAACTGCTTACCCTTGTCACGGTTATCTGCTTCAACCGTGAATACGATGCTTTTACGAGCCATTTTTGTTTCCTGAATGAGTTATCTGGCAATAAAAAAGCCCACCATTGCGGGCTCATTTCTTCTTCTCTTCACGCTTGCGTCGTCGCTCTTCCCGCAACTCCTCTCGTCGCAAGTCGTCAAATACCTTCATGATCGCTTTCATCATCATGAAACTGACGAAATGGTGATTAACGCAGCCGTGAATGCGTAACTGCTCGGTGAACTCTTCAGCCGATCGCAGCGCCTCCATCATGTTCTTCTCGCCTTTCATGAACTCCGAGAAGTCGCGCCCCGCTCTGGAGGCGCATTCAACGATTCGGTTATTCATGGTCACGCCGCCGCATACAGCAACTTCATTTGCCCCTTAACGGGGAACGCAGCCATGCAGCGGGCTTCGAAGTCCTTCTGGTCAATGCTGCAATTAGCGATATTGGTAACGGCGATCAGTTGCTGCTCGACCTTCTCCAGTGCATCAGGCTTAAGATGTTGGTGAATCTTCTCCTTGCTGTCCCCGGCGGCTTGTTTGGCTGCCTGATAGACATAATCAGGAAGTGCTACACCGTACACCCAGCGAGCGGTGATCTGACCGAACAGCGCCGGGCAACCGCCGACATGACCAAAGTAAGGAAGGCCGGACATTTTCGACAGCGCCTGGTAGAACGGGTCTTTAAATCGCTTTTCCCAAGAGGTGGGTTGCTGACAGACCATCAGGCCGACAATCTGATCTTCGGTGAGCTGGAAGTTTTTACTCAGTAGCAGATTTTTAATATGACGATCACAGGCGCGGGCAAATTTCACTGACAACCAGCGGGCGAATTCCACCGCTAACTCCGGATGAAGCCAGGTCCCGCCGTTTCGCCCTTTCTCCACTCTGACTAAAAGGGGAGAAAAATCCTCTTTTACGCCGGAGCCAGCAATTCCAAGCTCCTCAGCCAGTTCGGCGATATAAATTTTTGTCGCCTCAGTCTTTAGCCAGTCCTTCGGAAGCTTGCCGTGATGCTTTGCGGCAACCGTGGCATTGAACCAGCAGTCAGCCGTAAAAGGAAATGAACGGTCATCGTAATTCATGGGGATGATATTAGACATCTCGGTAATTACCTTTTAGTGATGAACCTTGTCACACAGGAATCCGGCCCACAGAAAGGCACCGATAGCCAAACCGGTATCCTCAAGGGTCATCCTGAAAGGTTCTGTGTTGTGATGTACGCGTGTGAAGCGCGGGGTATTGCGGGTATAAAAAAGCCCGGACTTGGCCGGGCTGAATGTTTACGCTGAGTAGTCTGCCGGGGTGACAGTTTCCCACTGGATGAGTCCAGTTACCGGCTGAAGCACACGGCCAGCAGACGGCATACGGCGCGCGCGCTGCAGGATGCCGTTGGTCATGATGTACTTTTTGCCCAGCGACGGCAGGATCACCGTCCCATTAACACGCAGCACAGACCGCGTGGTCATCTGCGTGGTTTGCCAGTTGTCAATGTACTTAATCGACGGTGAGGAGGCAGCCAGATGGAATGTCCACGGCAGATCACCATAAACAAAACCGCCCAGCAGTTTCCCGTCAGCAGTACGCTGGTACTCTGCCATATCGGTATCACCCATTTCGAAGATGTTTTGCGCTTCGAACTGTTCCAGGTTAAACCCGGATGGGTAGAGCTCAGCAATGACCAGCTCAATGATGGCGTCTGCCGACGTAATATTTTGACCGGCCATTACTGCACCTCCACGCTGTTAACGGTGATACCCTGGATGATCCCGCCGTCGGTGTACCAGAAGTAAACCGTTGGCTTGGTACGCGCGGCGCGCATTGCCGGGGTGAACGGGCCGATATAGACGTAATACCCTTCAGCCAGAAGCGAATCCGTAACATCGACGCCAGCGATGGCGTTAATCTGGTCGATCTGCGACTGGTCAAGATCGGTTCCCGCCGTCATGCCACCCCATGCCCTGAATTGCTCAATGGTCGGCTTCATGCACGACTCAATACGAGCTTTCCCGGCTGCTGCGTAAGGCAGATTGCTCGCCTGCTGGAACAGCGCAACGAGAGCCGCCTGAAGCTGAGCATTTACCCATACCTGACCAGCCCAGGCGTCAAGCCACGCATAATCACCGGTAATAGAGCCAGGCGCCCACTGGTTGGTTTCGACCGCATTCGAGGCATAGTTGCCGTAGAAGTTATAGCCGTTGGCCTTAGCCGCCTCGTAATCAGTATCGTTGCTGATCATCGGCAGCAGGCCGGACACCTGACGACCATTCAGAGAACAGCGCCCATTGGCCTGCGTGAAGTTCAGCGCAGCCACAAACCCCATAGCGTTTGCTGCGTGGTTCGGATAACCATACACCGGGCAGATGTCGTTATAGGCGTAGGTGTTGATGATGTCGTACACCAGTGCATTCGAGCTGCCCGCCACGATTGCCGTTCCTGATGCGTCCCATGGGACATAGGAAAAGCGGTGGTTCTGGCTGTTTGTCCAGAGAGCAAACGCATTAGCCTGGTCTTTGGTGACAGCGAACGTCGTGGAGAATGTTACCCAGTCCTGCTCTTTGGCCAGAATGGCAGTAAAGATATCGTCAACCACTGCCGGCGCCGCACCCTGAGAGATCACCTCGCCGGTCGCTTCGGTCAGTTTCAGACCTGTGGCCAGCGTACCTTCATCGGCAAAGGTAATGGTGCTATCCACGCCCGTGGTGGCAGAGGTGATGATAAATTTCTTCAGCACGCTATCCCAGGTCACTACAACCGAGGAGCCAATGCCGGTTTCAATCAGCTCTGCCGCGTTATCAAAACTGGTGGCGCCGCTGAGGTTGATAGCCGCAGAAGTCTCCTCCGTACCGTCAACGGTCAGAGTCAGCGTACCCGAAAGCAACTTGAGCTGTGCCAGCGTGGTCGCGGCGTGCGATCCGGAACGAAGGAATGCCGCCACTGCTGCAGTATTGAATCGGCTAAAATACAGCTTGCCAGGCATCTGTGTTTTACCGGTGAATGCGGCGAAATACAGCACCGCGGCGGTGTACTCAATCGACGCGCTGCCGAAGTACGCCTTTACCTCATCCGCACTGGAAAATGAGGGTACTGCACCAACCGGCGCGTATGCGCTGTCGGTCAGGAACAGGCCATTGAGATCAATAGCTGTCCCTGTCGCCTTCAGTACGCCGGGAAGCATCTGGGCGATTTTTGATAGCGAAATTGCCATTTATTATTTCTCCGGAGGAAATCTCACGTCGACCGGCTGCGATATCACATCTGCGCCTGTCATAAACTGCTGAGGAACGCTGACGACAATCAGCGGGTTTGCGTGGAATTCAAGCGTCCAGCGGGATTCCCACTGTTTCTCGCCGTTGATCATCGAGGTTTGCCGCGGGGGGCCGGAATAAAGCGGTACCAGGACATTCGCGTTTTCCTTGAACCAGGTGCATGCGAATTCGGAACGGGCAATGCGCGAAAAGATGGTGGCATTGTTTTGCGCCTGATCTCCGTAGAAATCGAGCTGACATTGCCATTCATCAACGCGGCGAAGTTCTGCCCGCCCGTAATCGCTAACGCCGTCATACTCGTAATTGACAGCACTGGTTGAGAGGTCAGTCAGAAAAAGCGGCGTCAGAGTAATGAAACCGCCTTTCGGCATGGCGGTCTGATTTTGCTGAGTCTGCGTGATCTCTGCGTCCGGGAAGAGGACAGAAAGGAAATCGCCAGTCGCCTTAAACAGATCTTTTTCAGTGACCTGCAGGCCTACGTCAATTGTTGACATGCGATAACCCTCGTCCAGTCCGGCCAGTTTTCAGGCACATCCACAACCAGCCACGTTTCATTGCCGATAACGAACTTATCGCCGCCCTGCTGCCGCTCCCTGTTAATCCCACACCAGTTGCCATCAGTCCAGATACTGACCAGCACACCCTGGATGTTCATGTTATCCATGTGCCTGATATCAGCCTGACTCAGCGCCTGCTTTTGCACCATCATCGTTACCGGCGGCGCGAAACCTGGAGAGGTCGAGTAATCCGGGTTTTTGATTGGTCCGATCGAGCGGTAAATCTGCGCCTCGACGCGAGGATTAACCGCGCTAATGGCGCCTCGCACTATGGAATGAAGATTCACTCTTTCACCTCGTAGTCTACCGAGTTCAGCATGTGGGCAGAGTCGATTAACGGGTCATTAAACCCTTTTTTGTCGACCGTGCTTTTTGCGTTCGGCGGTTCAGAAAAGGCGATGATTGACGACTGAATCTGCCCCTTTATCCGCTCCCCCATCAGCGCCAGGCTTTTGCGGGCGTCAAAATCGTTTGCCTTCATGAGTTTCCCGAGCTCTCCACCCCACTCCGGACCATGTTCAGAAATGGTCTTCCTGAAGTACGGCCGGGATGGGATCGTAACGATATGCTCGGGTATCATTACTGACTGCGCGAAATTGGCCTTTGGTGGCTTTGCGAAGCGCGAAACGCCGTCACGTCGAACGTAAAAGTTCAAATCCCGGGTATGCGCCGGGATTTTTACAGTGCCGCCAAATTCGTTAGTAGCCGCCACAAGTGCTACCGGCGTCCCGTCGGGGTACTTAGCCCCCTCAAGGAAGCCCACCTTCAAATCATCGCCAGAGGACAACCCCTTTGCGATAGACTGCAGACGCTCCATCAGCTTATCGCCGCCTGACATTCCATCCATAGCTACCTCCGGATGAATGAACGACGGTTATAATGGCCAGGGTACATCGAAGGGGATGAGCCAGGGACATAAAACCCGGTCCTGTAAGGCTTTGTGGCCTCCCAGTAAGCTGACCCGTAAGTAGTCTGCTTATACCACCAGGAGCTTTCGCTTGAGGGCCCTGCATCAGCTGATACTGACACTGACCCCTCTGATGCGCTTGCCACACGGCCAACCAGACCAGAAGCCTTTTCGCCGTTTACGCCTGAATTTAGCGCCGCAATGTGCGCAACCAGCATGTTCAGGAAAAGAGCCCGGATAGAGATATCTTTTACCGGGCTGCTGTCCGTGTTATTCAGGTAAATCGTTGCCTCCGTGAAGTACGCATTAAGCAGCGTATTACTTACGGCATCGAACTCCGGATAACGCTCACGAAATGCGGCAACATCAAAGACAACGATCGCCATTATTTTTTGTCCGCCTTCTCAATGCCCGGGGCCGGGTTGTTCTGATCCAGACCTTCCAGACCAGTTTTCTCCGAAGCGTTTTCATTCGCTTTCGCCTGGGCGCTGCTGGTTTTCGCCTGGGCAAACACCAGCTCTTTGCGAACGTATGGCTGATCAGCATGTACTGCCAGCCACGCCTCAAAGGCTTCCTTGTCCACGTTTTCGGTCAGGCCGTAGCCGCCGACAACGAGAGAGGAATTGGAGCCGTTAAGCTCCACTTTGTAGCCGCCCTGCTCCAGGATCAGGCCGTTCGGCAGTTTGCATCCTACAGTTACTGTTTCGGCCATGTTACACCCCGATCATGCTGGCAATGCCCAGCGGTTGACGAATGATTGCACCCCAGGTGCCACCGGATTTTTTCTGCCGCCAGGAAGACTCTTCCACCACGACAGCGTGTGCGCGCATCTTCTCCGTGAATGCTGCGTAAGCGGTGTCCTGCTCACCCAGCCGCTCAACGATCAGCTGCACAAGCTCACCTGCGTCGGTGCTGTATTCAACAGCGGTTTCGATACGCAGGTTCGGGAAGTTTTTCTTCAGCTGATCGGTGACGTTCACGTTGTACTGGTTCGTCTTGGTCAGGTTGACTTCCATTTCCGGCGACATACCGAGCACCATGCGATCGGTACGCTCTACGAGGCCTTTGGTCTGAGAGACCAGCTGCTTATAGAGGCGACCGGAGATGTCGTCATATACGGCCTGTCCGTCTTTCGTTGCCCAGGTAACGCTACCGCCGGAACCAGTCGCCGCCGGCGTCACCGGAGCGCTCAGAGACGGATCGTTGAGCAGACCGTAGTTTTCCAGTCCGGCGATGCCGTAGAAGTAGGACTTGTTCTGGAACTTGTTCAGCACAAGCGCAGAGGCCACGTTGAGCTCGGCGGCATAACCGATACGCCCGGCGCCATACATGTCCAGCTCGCGTTCACCCCAGCGGGTGTGAGTCTGATAATGGAAAGACTGGCGCGGCACCCAGTTGACGTTGGCGGACGTCATGCCGTTGTTGTTAAAGTCGCCGTAAGCGCTGGTTTCACCAGTCGACTCGACGATCGGGAACTGCGAGGTCAGCGTCGTCCAGTCGCCTTTTTTCACTTCACCGATAATCTCGGCAGCCTTCATCGGCGTTACGAGAACGCGGATAAGTTCCGGATCGACGTAGTTAGTGAAGTAGGCCGGGGTACCGGCGTTATTCGCAGTAACCATTTGCGGCTGGGCATCCATCGCCAGCGCGAAATTCTCCGCAAACTCCGGCTTCAGGTAGTCCTTCGCGCCGGGCAGCACAATGCCATATTTCCCGCTGGCTGCGGCGTAGTGTCGCTGAAATTCGTTCATTACTTGCTCCAGGTGCTGATTTTGACCAGCTCGCCAGCGTCACAATCGCTTGCGGCATAGAATGCGGTCTCGATAAAACCGGCCACGGTTGCGCCGGCTGCGGCGACTTGCACCTCACCGGTAGTCAGGGATGCAAAAACCTTCTGCCCGCGGGTGGCAGCTGTTGACGTTTTGGCCCAGAAGTCACCGGCAACCATCAGGGTGATTTCGCGGCCGGGCTGGATAAGCATGGATGCCTGACCCAGCCAGATGGTGATCGACGCCTGCCCATCACGATGGACAAAGCCAGACGGAACACCGCTACCGGCATTGGAAGCCACACCGTCAACAGCCCAGGCGAAGCGGCCGACAGTCAGGCCGTCCTCACCAGCAACCAGAGCGCCCTCGCCGGCCTGATAGGTCGCGTGAGGGTTGGTGCCAGCAAAGGCCCCTTCGACGCCGGGGGCCGGATACTGGTTAATTCGTGTCTGAAAACCTGCCATGTTAACCTCGTTTCAGTTTGCCAGCGGTCGGGAATGCTTTTTCGAACTCACTGACGGAAGCGGAATCCTGCGCAATGACAGGGCGTGAATTTTCTTCCTAGATTCTACGTCAGTACTTCAAAAAGCATAATCAAAGCCTTGATAAATATGCATTCCTTCGAAATTCAGCTTTCACCCATTGGGTGAAAGAAAAGTGCTCAAAAATATGTTAAATTATCAGCTTTTATGACTCGATATATGGTAAAATAATAGTAAGAAAAGTAGTAAAAAGGGGTTCTAATTATGATTAATAAAATTGATTTCAAAGCTAAGAATCTAACATCAAATGCAGGTCTTTTTCTGCTCCTTGAGAATGCAAAAAGCAATGGGATTTTTGATTTTATTGAAAATGACCTCGTATTTGATAATGACTCAACAAATAAAATCAAGATGAATCATATAAAGACCATGCTCTGCGGTCACTTCATTGGCATTGATAAGTTAGAACGTCTAAAGCTACTTCAAAATGATCCCCTCGTCAACGAGTTTGATATTTCCGTAAAAGAACCTGAAACAGTGTCACGGTTTCTAGGAAACTTCAACTTCAAGACAACCCAAATGTTTAGAGACATTAATTTTAAAGTCTTTAAAAAACTGCTCACTAAAAGTAAATTGACATCCATTACGATTGATATTGATAGTAGTGTAATTAACGTAGAAGGTCATCAAGAAGGTGCGTCAAAAGGATATAATCCTAAGAAACTGGGAAACCGATGCTACAATATCCAATTTGCATTTTGCGACGAATTAAAAGCATATGTTACCGGATTTGTAAGAAGTGGCAATACTTACACTGCAAACGGTGCTGCGGAAATGATCAAAGAAATTGTTGCTAACATCAAATCAGACGATTTAGAAATTTTATTTCGAATGGATAGTGGCTACTTTGATGAAAAAATTATCGAAACGATAGAATCTCTTGGATGCAAATATTTAATTAAAGCCAAAAGTTATTCTACACTCACCTCACAAGCAACGAATTCATCAATTGTATTCGTTAAAGGAGAAGAAGGTAGAGAAACTACAGAACTGTATACAAAATTAGTTAAATGGGAAAAAGACAGAAGATTTGTCGTATCTCGCGTACTGAAACCAGAAAAAGAAAGAGCACAATTATCACTTTTAGAAGGTTCCGAATACGACTACTTTTTCTTTGTAACAAATACTACCTTGCTTTCTGAAAAAGTAGTTATATACTATGAAAAGCGTGGTAATGCTGAAAACTATATCAAAGAAGCCAAATACGACATGGCGGTGGGTCATCTCTTGCTAAAGTCATTTTGGGCGAATGAAGCCGTGTTTCAAATGATGATGCTTTCATATAACCTATTTTTGTTGTTCAAGTTTGATTCCTTGGACTCTTCAGAATACAGACAGCAAATAAAGACCTTTCGTTTGAAGTATGTATTTCTTGCAGCAAAAATAATCAAAACCGCAAGATATGTAATCATGAAGTTGTCGGAAAACTATCCGTACAAGGGAGTGTATGAAAAATGTCTGGTATAATAAGAATATCATCAATAAAATTGAGTGTTGCTCTGTGGATAACTTGCAGAGTTTATTAAGTATCATTGCAGCAAAGATGAAATCAATGATTTATCAAAAATGATTGAAAGGTGGTTGTAAATAATGTTACAATGTGTGAGAAGCAGTCTAAATTCTTCGTGAAATAGTGATTTTTGAAGCTAATAAAAAACACACGTGGAATTTAGGTTCTTTCTGGCTGATCGCCATTTTGACCATCGCCGGATAAGCGGACGGGTGAACGCCGGCGATATCCACACCGCTTTGCTCAAGCGCGGTGCGATAGACATCTTCGGCTGAGTCCATGGCAACGACGTCGCCGATCAGCGGGCGCACAACCTGCTCGGCTTCACGGATTTTCCGGAAGTTTTCCGCAGCCTTTTTAGTTGCGCTGTCGGCCGCCAGACGAATCGCAGAGTCCATCGCCGTTTTGGAGACTTTGTCGTCTTCTTCATCGTCTTCATCTTCGGCTGTTTTCTTCTTGTCCTTGTCTTCTTCGTCGTCCTCATCGTCCGCCGTTTTTTTCTTTTCCTTCTCGTCGTCGTCTTCGTCGTCGGCGGTTTTGTTTTCTTCTTCGTCTTTCTTTTCGGCCTCATCAAGAGCCAGAAGAGCTTTGCGGACTTCTGCCTCCAGATCAGCATCCTGCGCCAGAAGTGGCTTAAGGGTGGCGCGGATCGCCTCTGCCTTATGTTTACGCATGTGGTTAAGCTCCGGTGGTAATGAATCTGCGACCAGTACATCTGGCCCTGCGCGGCCGTCAGGGACCAGCGCTTCGTGGTTTCCGAAAATGTCACGCATAACGCCGTCATAAGGCTCGCCGTCAGGGGTGACACCCGGGGTCATGTCTGCGACGTACTTGTACGATGCAGATAGCTCTCGCTGCTCTCCGCTCTCAATTCCAGCAATCGCGCTGTTATCCCAAATCGACATACCAACCGTGAGATACGTGCCGTCAAACTCCGCATTGGAGTGCGTCACGCCAACACGAAATTCATTGGGCGGGTCGGTGGGAAAATCGGGGATGTGCTTGCTGAGCACGGGGATGTTATTGAAGGTTTTGGCTGCTTTCCGGAGCTCGTCCGGGTGGCGCCAAAGCCGGTAAAGTTTGTTGGGTTCGAGTCCAAGCTCTTCGCTTCTTGGTATTTCTCGCCCGTAGTAGGCGTTGACGTTTGCCTTACTGATATTCGTTCGTGAAATCTGAAGGCGGCCATTTGCGTCGATAGTGCGCACAGAGGCGCGGTCAAATGCCAGGCTTTCCGTAATCCCGTCCATTGCGGGTCTCTTTTCCTCGCTTATGTATCTGACCTTTATTGTCACCGGCTGCCCCGGTGATTTTGGGGGATGCACTCCAATCACTTCCATTTTTGCATTGCGTGGAAGTAATGTTTCATCTTCATGCTTGTTGCTGGAAAGACCAGTAACATCTAGCCCCTTGTCACCTTTATTTGTTTCTATTTGGAGCATTACACCGCCGATGCTGAACATACCGGCGATCTTTTTTTCTTTAGATGTGGAAAGAAAAGCAGGGTCTGAAACAACCATTCCTTTTTTAATATCTCCGCCTGGGAACAGTTTTTTTGCGTCCTCCCTGCTCATTCCTCGGTAAAGCGTTCCACCTTCTAAACCTCCCTTGCCAATGGCGGAGTCAATGCGTGCCACATCAGGGTCTTCATCTTTACCTTTACGAAGATCTGAGTTTATTTTTAAGAAATTGTCACCTGAGTAACTGGAAATGGCTGACTTTTCATTGGCTGATAGTTTTTCCCCGGCTGATTTCTTTTCATTTTTATTACTATTAATCTTCCCTTCAGCGCCAGCAACAACATCTCCATTTTCATCAATTTTGACGTGGGAACCATTTATGGTTATCCACTTATCCTCATCCTCGGCTAACGAGTAGGATTCGAGTTCGTCCATAGACTTCCCCGCTTATGGCAATAAAAAAGGCCGCCTTAGCGACCTTGATTGATTTTGATTATTTACGATAGGCCTGGTATTACTGGTGACCAGGTGCAACGGCAATTGATTTCCTCTCCAGGCATCACCCATTTACCATCCAGATACATTCCCTTGCTTAGCTCAAACACCTTTCCATCAGCTTTAACGTGGGATGGTCGCGGCTCTTTGCCAGCATGGGAGTGCTTCCATATTCCCTGGGTAATGCCGAGCGCCTGCTGTCGCGCAGACTGAACGACTGAGGTGGCCTTGTTATTCTGATCTCGGGCAATGAACGCCGCACGGCGCCGGGTAATCCCGTATCGCTTCTGGAGTTCATCGGTGAGATAGGACAAGTCGCGCCCACGCGCTACCGACCGCATAACCAGCCCTTCCACCTCGGTGAAATACTTCTCGGGGATGGATCGGATAAGGCCGACATTCTCGGCGATGGTCGCCTGAAGAGCGTTATTCATCTGCGAGGTCATCTTGAACTCGACAGTAAACCCCGCATCTTTGAAGGCTGTGGCCAGTGACGCATCCGCGTTTTTCATGGCGTCGTTAGCGAACCTGTCGGCCAGCTTTTGCGCCATGTCATCAAACCGCCGCTTCCAGCGCTTCACCAGCTTATTCATCGCCTTGCGCATAACATCAGCTGGAGATTCATCCATGGCGACAGCCGCGCCGCTGGCCCGATAGTTTGCCGACAGCCAGTAGACAACAGATGCCTGCATTTCCTGCACCTGCTTATCAAGCTGTCGGCGGTACCATGCTTCGACGCCAGCGTTAGGATGAACCGCCCTTATCGTCAGGGTCTGTTTCTTCCTCTTCGTCGTAGTCGTCTTCGATTTCGAGGTCATCATTCAGGTCCAGAGAGTGATAGGGCGAGTCCGGGTCACCGGCAATTTTTTCGCGGACTTCGTTGCCAGAGAGCACGCTGGCGGCCACATAGACAGCGTCCGTGTCCGCATCTACTTTGCGAATTTCCGCCCGCTCTTTAGCGCTCATTTCGTACAGCGGCTCAAAGTCGAAGGTTATGCCATCGTCAATGTCCCCGAACTCAGAGAGCTGAATGATGTCCATCACGCGCTTCAGGTTGTCTTTAAAAACAGACTGCTGTAGGGCGTGAATGTAGTCGTAGAAAACGCGGATTTCGCCGTCAGACGTTGCGTTAAGGCCATTTGGAGTAATGCCCAGCAGTTTGACGAGCGGGATGCTCGAAACCGCAGACATGTGCTCCTGCGACTGTGCCTGCAGGGCATCCAGGCCGTTAAGCGGGGCGTTAACGAACTCAACCGTTTCTGGCTGGTTAGGGTTGTTGTCTTTTGCGAATGCGCCACGGTTATCACGGCATCGGTTGAAGACATCAAGCCTTGCAAGAAGGTCATCTGCCGCCCCACCCTGCAGAATCGTGCTCATATTTGTTCCGATTACCGGAACTGAGAACGAGTGAATCATGTCGCTGACACTGTCGCGGGTGCGAAGCCAGTTATTGACGTATGGCTCGGCGATCTGCGAGAGAGACAGGCCGCGAAAGTTATACGATGCCTTCAGCAGGTCAGGCACCTGCCGCGAGACGAAATCAATCATCCGGCTTGCATGTACGGTCCGTCCCATGACAAACCACTGCGTCGGCTTGTAGAAATCCGGGCTCAGCGGGTTGTCGGAGTTATAAATCCCCGGATAGGTCCAGATAGGCTCGATGACCCTGAACCCCTGCAGGCTGCCTTTCGTGATCTTCTTGTCGCTCATGAAGAGCTTTGATTGCAGTTCATTGTCGTCCATCCATGCGGAGATTCCCCGCGGCGAACGAACGTCGATGTAAATCTGACCGCCGCCAAAGTAGCCATCGTGTTCTGCGGCTTCTTTAAAGCGCTCGCGCACCTTAAACCGCTTCATGGCCTCTTCAAGCTGCTTCACCCGATCCGCCTTGTCTTCATCGCCGACAGTTTTGAGCTTTATCCATTTGCGGGTCATTTCTTCCGCGATGGTGCTGACCATCTTGCGATATTCAGGCTTTTGCGCCAGCGTGGCCAGATACGGGTATCCGGGAAAGCTATCAAAGTCGCCGTAGCCGTAACCGCCATATGCAGCATTGAGATCATCGTAAGGCGTGGAGTCCATTGCCAGAATGGCGCTTTTGATAGCCTCGGGGATGACCCCTTTCGGCGGTTCATAGCGCTGAAACTCTCTTTTCGGTGATGCGCGGACTTCGGCCACGGCCTCTGGCCTGATCCCGACCTTCGGTGCTTCAGGTTCTTTTGCCGGCTCAGGCGCGGCGACTTCTTTCTTTTTAAACCACCACACTTAAATTCTCCTGAGTTGATTCGGGTCGATAACCATCGGCTGCGGGCCGGAAATCAGGTTGTCGTCGATTGCGTCCATCCAGGTATCGAGGATGTCGTCGTTGTCGTGACTGTCATCAGCGGAGAAAGCAGCGCATTCCGTCATCGCCGTCAGCACCCACTCCGTTGAGCCTGCGATCGTGCCGTCCTCGTAGAAGATGCTGGAAAGCTTCTGCCCGTCGTCGGTGTGCGTCGCGGGGACGAACACTTTCCCGGTTTTGATTTGGGGGATGACGTTAAGGCAGCGAACGAGCTTGTTCTGCCCGGTGCCGCGCGGAATTTCCCTCACCGGGATGGCGAGTTGCCCAGGCGTCTGGCTACGTTTTTTCAGCGTGGTGATGAGGCCCTGTCCGGCTTGCTTCTCTTCAATGGCCATATGACGCAGCGGCATAACCCGCATGGAGCCAGACAGGCGCCACTTTTCCCAAACCTCTTCCGCTTTCTTCAGGAGGTCTTCCGGGTCCCACCGACCGCGAACAACGTCGATGATGTACAGATTCCCGTCCACGCCCATGCCAGCCAGCGTAAACACGGTGTAATCCAGCCAGTCCTCTACCTTTCCGCTGTTCGTATCGACATACACGGCGCGGTGCGTAAGCTTCGGCAGCGTGGTGTACGTTCTGAACCAGCTGGTGTCGATGATCCCGCCAGTCAGCGCCATCGGGTTTTGCTGGTATTGCGACAGGAAGGTGTAGCGGTCCTTTTCCCACAGCTGCAGGAGGTCGTTAACGTCTTCCATCTGCGGCCAGTAGGACCAGTAGCGAACGCCACCAACGACCACAGAATCGGTATCTTTGACCGTTTCCCAGCAAAGCGAACGCCATGGCTCATCGAGCGACTGGATGTACTTCTCGTCGATCATGGCGGGTATGGCGACATGGTGAAACGGTACGCCCATTCCGCCGGCAAGCATGAAGCCCGTTGCATCGTCGGTGTGCAGGCGCTGCTGAATGCTCACAAACGGAGTCGGGTGCTCTTTCGACTTATCGCCGCGACGTGAGCGGATGGTGTTTACCAACAGCGTATTCGCGCTTTTGCGCCGGGACTCGCTGAGCATGTCCACCGGTTTGTTGTAGTCGTCCAGCATCACCATGCCGGAGAACTCTGGCCCGTAGTATCCACCACGACCACCGGTGATCTGCCCGTTGCTTGAGCGCGATACCGTCTGCCCTATAGAGCGCCCTCGCTCGTCCTTTATCTCCCATTCTTCCGCCTGGTTGACACCAAACGAGCAGGGCCAGAACTCCTGATACTCACGGCTGGCGATAATGTCGCGGGTGCGCCGGCTATTACGCTTTACCAGCGTGTCAGCAAAAGAGATATTCAGGTTGCGAAAGCGTTTAAGCCGCTTCTCCTGCACCAGGGCGTTGACATACGCCGGGAAGTGAATGGAGAAGAACTCAGTTTTCGTACCGCCGGGCGGGATGTTGATAATCAGGTTTCGCGGGACAAGGCGCCCGGAAAGCAGATCATCAATTTTCGAAGCCATCAGGCGGTGATGCCAGTTAACCAGCAGCCGATCACCCTGAATCAGCTCGAACCATATCCGGGTGAAGTTCAGGAATGACTTCGTAGACTTTGAACGGATGATCACGCGCTCCGGGAATGACAGGTCATCCCATTCGATAATTCCGCTCATATCAGTCCAGCCCTTCTAACCTTCCCTCCAGCTTCTGCTGGGCCTTCGCATAGTCTTCAGCGGTGTACGTCACCTGATTCAGTGGGCCGCCGCCTTTACCGGTCAGCTCGGTTTTCTTCGGAGCGTCCCAACCCTGCATTTCGGCAAGCTGCTTAATTGCCGCTTTGGGGTCGTGCATCTTCAGCTTGATGCCGTCCTTTCCCGTAGTGAGCTCAGAGATTGCACTCATTGCGTCAGGGTCCTGAAGAGCGGAATCTTTAAAGCTCCACACGGCCTGGAGCACAGGATTGCCATCGTCATCTTCGCCAACGACGCTGTTGCTGAACTCGGCTATATCAGCGATGGATGTTCGACCCATCTTAGAAAGACGCTTTAACGCCTCCTCTCGGGTCATGATTGCCTCGTCGACAATCTCGCCCTGTACTGATTTCAGAAAGGCTTGCACACCAAGATTTGTAAAGATCTGACTCGCCGAGTTGCGAATGGCTTCTGGCGTCTTAGCCTTCCCCTTCGCAGCCTTATAGGCATCCGTCTGGTTCTTCCCTTTGATGATTGCAAGTGCGAACCTTTTTTGCAGCGGAGTCAGAGCATCGAAAAGCTGCTGCTGATCAGCTGTAAGCTTTTTCGACGCCATACAGAATATTCCTCTGGGTTGCTCGAATACTTACCGGGGAATTTTTTGATCGGTAAGTCGTGAAACTTATATAAAACTCTGTCAATGGCGCTTTTAATGCACCATTTGCAGAACTTTATAATTACGCCTGCTTGCCAATTACAGGGTCAATCCGGATACACTTCTTAGTGAGCCAGCCCCAGTGCAAAAGCACCGAAAGGATGAGCAGAGGCTTCATGTATGGGCGAAGCGTAATTTCCGCCATTAGGATTCCAGTGGTGCGCATATGACTCACCTCGTTGTGACATTATCGAGCCACCTCTGGAAGTGGCTCTGTAATGCCCTACTGACGTTTTGCTTCTGCCTGTCTGATATCAGCCTTATCCCGGTTGCACTGCCCGAGCGCTGATAGCAGACTGACGTTTAAATCAAGGCTCTGGCCCCACGTCAGGTTGTCAGGGATTTCCGGTTGCGGGGTGTCAGCCGTCAGGCTGGCCGGTAACGGGACCACCGGCACCTTGACGTAGACCGTTCGCGAATTGTTGCAGCCGCTTAACTGCGCCAGCAGGCACAGGGCGATTAGTGCAATCATCATTCGCAACAGCAACCCGGATATCAGCCGAGGCTCCCGATGCGTCCAGTGCGATCTGCTCTTTTGCATTCTTGTTGGCCTCGACGATGGTGTTGAATATGGTCATGGTGGTCAGAACGTTGGAGGTGATGGCCTGAGCTGCGTTTACCTGCTGCTCGGCGCCATCGGCTCGGGTTTTCTGATCAGCCGCAGCGTTGTGGTAATGCATTGCCAGCCACCCAAGGCAAACAACCAGGCAGATCACAATGGCGCTGATAATGGCGGTTAACCGGCTCATTCTTGACTCCAGAGACAAACTTCGCGCTCAATCTCGCGGCGAGTTACCAGACCTTTCCACTGCTTACCTTTGGCATAGGTCCAGCGGCGCAACTGGTCACATGCACCTTTCTGGTCACCCTGATTGATTTTGCGCAGCAGTGTGGAGGTCTGGAAGTTGCCAGCGCCGACGTTATAGGCGAACGAGTACAGAGCCCCGCGCATTGTCTCGGGGATCGGCTTCTGGATGTACGGGTTAATCTGGCGGGCGACGGTGTTCAGGTCTTTATTGAGCAGCGCACGGCATTCAGCCTCGGTGTACTTCTTGCCGAGCATGATGTCTTTGCCAGTATGGCCATAGCAGACAGTCCAGACGCCTACCACATCCTGATAGGGGTCATAACGCACACCTTCAAGACCATCGTTCCCGGTTGGGCCGGTGATGAGCGCAGAAGCAATGGCTATGGCGCCACCGCCGACGGCAGCGATAACGCTATTCCTCAGTTTTGGTGTCATAGCCATTGAGCCGATCCTCGCGTTCTTTCCGCCGGTAGTACCAGTTCACCCCACAGGTGGTAATGGTGCAGGCGATACCGACAATAATTGCCCAGTCACTCAGGGTCATCCCCGCTATTTTGTCGGCCAAAATCCATACCTCTTCCTTAACTGCCCCGGCATACGCCTTTGCTGAGACACCGCAGCCCGTCAGTGCAGTCCCGGTGCCGTATGAAAGCCTGCTGTAAATGGTGCTCATTTTTGTCATAACCTCACCTCCGTTGATGACGGATGGCGCTGTGCGTAAAAGGGGAAAAGAGGCCCAGACCCTGCAGGCTGATTTATCAACAAAGCACGTCGGGGATGATTCCCGAGGGTCTGGGCATGCTCAATAAAAAACCCGCTCAAGGCGGGAAGTAAGACCAAGGGTAAAAGCGACGGCGCGGTAGCCGTAATGGTCCCAAGGTAGAGGGATTTAGAAGGCTGCAGCATAACTATCACTGGTGATGCAGGATAGCCAGTTAGGGCTGCAGCTCGGTTTCGTGAGTGGTGGCCGGTGCTGATCTCCGGCTTTCTCTGGCATTACACGTACCCAAGACTATTCTCCAGAGATAGCGCTGTCCTCATCAAGGGGTGCCGTCTCTAACGTATCAGCCTACGTATTCACCACAACGGAAAGAGCACTGGATAACCAGGCGCGCCGACTCTTCACGATTATCGACTCAATGCTCTTACCTGTTGTGCCCTGCAATCTGGTTCAGGACTCTCGCGTATGAGTATCAACGTGTCGTGCAGCACGTCTCTACCCAAGAGCCCTGACCGGATCGCAGGCGTAAAAAAGCCCAAGGCGTTAACCTCGGGCTTGAATTTTTTGCTTCGGAACGACTGAACGGATTCCCAGCGTTAGGGATGAATCTAACCAGTTTTTCCGGAGATTGCAATAGCTATTTTCCACAAAATTTTATTTTTATAGAAAATACTCATTATTTCGTCACCCGGGAGAGGATGACATCAGCGTAGGATTCCTGTTTGTGACATTCGGATACCAGCTCCTCGAAGAAAGGTTTCAGTTGCTCATAAGCTGCCGTTTTCTTAATGTCAGCCACGGCCCTTACCCCTTCCATCACCGTCGAAAACTTCATGCGCGCATAACCTCTTCCGCTGCAGCGATCGCATACCTTCATTACCGGTAGCCCAAGGTGCTCGCTGGTCTCTTTATCCAGTACCTTTCCTTTCCCATTGCAGCGACACGAATTGCTGATAACACCCTTTCCGTTACAGGCTGAGCATTTAACTTTGACCACTTCGCGCACTTGGCTCCAGCTCTCCCAGTGGCTTGGGCGAACCGCTCGGGACATCTTTGCCCAATAAGGTGGCTTGCCCCACGGATATGAGCATTTATTGGTGAACACCTGGGCCTCTGTGAAGCCAGTCCCATCGCAGCAAGTGCATTTTCTAACGCTGGCAGCACTTCGCGTGTAATCCTGGTATGCAAAAGCACACAGAACTTCGAGAACTCTTTTGCGAACGTCCTGGCTGAGTTCTGAAACGATGTTAAAGCGGATTGATAATCGCTCTGCTGATTCATAAAGTAGCTCCATTGCTCGGTCAGGTGTGCTTACCCCAATCTTTGCCAGATAGAGGTCGAAGCCGAATCCGCACTTGGCATTTACCAGCCCAAGAGCGGCCATGATGTCAGTGCCGGTTAGACCATCCGATGCAGTAGCCCGTGGCGAATCGCTCAGCATTGGTGATTTAGGCGCGAAGTATTTGGCGATAGATTCGAGGTTCATGCTGTCTCTCCCAGGCGCTTATAGATACGGACGAAATTGCGTAATATTTTGTAGTCAACCAGTACGGTGCCGCGGTGACGGCAGAGGCGGAGCTTTTGCCAGCGATCCCGGATGAGTTCGATAACGTCATGGCTCATTTGCTAGTCCTCGCCATAGCCTTGGCCATCGCCTTATATGCCCTGAGCACATACGCGCTCTTTCCGAACAGGGTGATCTGGAAGGTGAGCCCGCGAGACTCCCAGGTATTGACCGGGGAAGCGTCCAGTCCGGCATCAGCAATGCGTCTGGCCATAGCCAGCTGCCAAAACGGGCCTGTCAGCCAGATGCGGGAATAAGCCCCTTCGTCGCTATAGGTGATCTTCATGCGGCCTCCCGTTGTTTTATGAGCGCACGGCGTAGCGCGCTGTAATGGCGCCTGATGCCTTCAAGTTCTTCGCGAGTGTATGGGTGGATTTCATTGTTTTGCTCCAGCGCCAGCACACGCTCTTCGCCGATCAGATCGACCAGAGCGGAACGGTACGCTTCGATGTTCCCGGATTTGTGAACGTTACACGCGGAGCACTGGAGCCAGACGTTATCTGGATTGAATCGAAGCTGTGGTGCGGCGGCGGTGGTGCGGTAGTGACCGGCATGCCACGCAAATGCGGTTTTTGTGCCGCATGAGATACATCCATGCCCGTCAGCCAGCAGCATTTCGCGCCGCCAGTCGTTGAAAACACGCTGAGTCATCTGGACCCAGTAGCGAATTGGCTTCAGCTCACTTCGACGTGCAGCACGCCGCTGGCGACCCTCCTTCTCGGATTCGCGCTGGCGCTTCACCGCCCTGGCTTTCGCCGCTTCCCGGGCTTTTGCTGTCTGTTTTTTGCCGATCGCGCTGGCGCATTCAAAACTGCATACCACCTGCCCTTCCCGGGCAGGATGGAACCATTCGCGGCAGTGGGCGCATTTACGACGTGAAGGTTTAAGCATGTGGCCTCCTTGCTCTCAGGCGTAGCCACTTCTTATCGACCAGGCGGGCGGTGTAGTCTTTCAGGGTCGGGATGTCGGAAGGCTTAACCTCTACCTTGCGCTTGCGGCGCGCCGGCACGCGGAAGATGCCGCGCTCCATTACTTTGGCGAGAAGACATTGCATAGCCATCACCCCGCAAAGCTCAGCAGCTGACTGGCGGCATTTTCAGCCTCAGCCGGCGAGTGGAATTTGCGACGCAGAATGTAGTTCCAGAGCACATTCAGCACTGATTTGTAGACGCCGTTAAACTGGCTATCGTCCATACTGGCGAAGGAGATCGACTTTGCGACACGACGACGGCTACCGTCAGGCATCAGGTATTCGTCGTAAAAGCCAGCCTGAATGGTTGCCCACTCGCGGAATGATTCGAAGTGTTTCAGCAGCGCCATATCGCGGGAACGGGAGATACCGACCGAGGAGAGATACATCTCCGCGGCGTTCTGGAGTGCAGCGCGCTGATCGAGGTCGGATGAGAGAAAGTCGATAAACCCGGATATGAGGGCGCGCTCAGCGGGCTCAATGAGTCCACCGGAAGGCGTCCAGTAGTGATACCCGAGAGTCAGAAGCTTGAAGAACTTCTTGTGGAATGCGTAATTTCGGGGCTTGCGGAACTCACCGCAAAGCAGTTGCCCCACCGGGATAAGTTGCAGGTATTCGCTGGTTCCCGGCTCTGCGGGAATCAGTACGTTTTGATAACTCTTCTCAAATTGCAGTGTTTGCGCCATGTGTCCCCACTTGGCGCCGGATAATCGTGTCAGTTGCTCAGGCTGACGAGGTAATTATCGCCCTTCCCGGGGATAAATGCAAAATGAGCATATACGATAAAACCCCTCAGGAGAGGGGTTTGATTTCAACGGGAGGCTTTGCGTTCTGCGGGGGATTTAGGCATCAGTCGTCATCCTCATCCCAATCATCATCTTCCTCATCCTCGTCGTCATCGCAGGATGCGAGCAGAGGATTCATCCGCCTCCCTACCTGGCTGGCGTAGCCGCGGCGACCTAGGTTGTGCAGCACGCCGTAGATTTCGAACATTTCGGTTCGCTCATCGCCAATATCAAGCTCACAGGCCAGCGTGTGGCATTCAGTGGCGAGTGCCGATATCTTCTGAAGCAGTTCGACCTTATTCACCTTTCACCTCCACGCACTGGATATTGCCTACGTGGGGTGATATATCGCTCCACGACCGTCTATCATCTGCAACTTTCATCGCCTTAATGGCGGCCTTGCACTGCTCCATACTCTGCATAGGAACCACCTGCATATTCGATGATTGACTGCTGATGACGAAAATCAGGAAGAAGTACGGCATCAGCTCACCTCCCGCTCAATGTCAGGAAGCACTGCTTTAACGGCTTCGCGGACCTCTTTCATTGAACGATCAAACCAGTTTACCGAGGTTGTATAACCGTCGAACTTCGCGCCTTTGGCATTAATTTTTGCTACCGTAATATCTCTGGCCGCATTAATCATGGCCACGGCTACAGACTCAGGGATTTGATTACTCACCTTTCACCTCCTGTGGGGCGGCAGGTAAATGTCTCCAGTGGGTTATTTGCTCCGGGTTAACACACTGAAATGAACCAAAGAATAAAGGCACAGCGCCAATGTTCTTACCATTCCATACCAGATATATTCCCCCCTTCCCCGGCATCCGCTCGCTTACCGGAATCCATCTATCTGAAATCATTGGGATGCTGCAATCAGCGGCTGCGAGCATGGCTTCGTAGATATTGTCGAACTGTACGCAGAATGAATCATCGCTATTGAACAGCACATCGTCGCAGTTCATAGCAGCAGCTATCATTTCTGCCGTCGGTTCCTTCGGCACCATCACGTACCCCTCTGGAATTACCGGAGAGTTGCCAGCTAAAATACGCTTATTAAGTTCAAGTGCCACTCTGGCGATAATAGATGTTGTTGGTGAATGCATGTGGGGATTGCTTGCCACACACTCCAGCCACACCACATCATTAAAACGATCGAAGTCAAAATCATACGGCACTACCGGCGCCGGCTGCGCGTGGCGATAGAGCGGCGCTATGTTGCGCTCGAGGTCGGTGATGACGCTCCATATTGGGACTGACTCAACACCTTGTTTCGCCATATCACGATAACTGTCGGCATACGCCAGCACAGGATTGCGATCCGGCTCGCTGTCCGCTACCGGCTGCACTGGCGGCATATCTGGACCTTTGCGAATGGCTTTTGCCAGCTCGATAGGGTCATCGTAAAGCCAGTCTCCGGTGTCAGGGTGATTGGCTTCTGCCAGTCGAGCGGCCCACTCCAGACCGTCTTTGTGTCCCTGTAGGTAGTCGAGAGGCATCTCAACCGTCTCGCTGTCCATTGCGGCCAGCGCCATGCGGGCCAACTCTTTAATCACGGTGCAATTTTCAAGTCCTTCGCAGTCATCCATTAAGAGCCAATCATCATTAAAAATTTTCTGAATTCCTTCTTTGGTCAATATGCTCATGCCGCGCTTCCTTCTGATTTGTTAACGATCACGCCGTCATAAACCTCTTTGAGGTGGCCGCGAAGATCCATGCGACGGAGCGCGCTAAACATGTAATCGCATTCCGCCTGTTTGTTAGCCTGAAATGGCTTGCTGTCCCGGTTAACCCACTCCCAGTTGCCAGGCCAGCCGTGAACCTTCTTAACCCGACCTTTGACCACGTGAAGCAATCCCCAGCCAGGCTGCAAATCCTCAATATTTACGATACCCGGCTCACTAATCATGAAACGCCAGTCTCCCATGCCCTTCTCGGGTTCAACACGGAAAGGTTTCTTGCGGTCGGCCAACAAGTCAGAACGAGAGCATTTAGCCTCAATTAGGCAACTGGCCCCATTGCGAAAGCCGATTGCATCAGCCTGCTCACCGTATGGCGTCCATGCTCGGAACCGGTCATGAAAGGCCACCTTGAAACCGTTGTTTTGCAGAAAACGGCAGGCTATCTGGCAAAGTTCATCGTGTGTAAGCGCCATCACTCAGCCTCCACCTTGATGCCAGCGGCGGTTAGCATTGCCAGCACATCATCAAACTTGAGATATTCCCCTTCATTGTCGCTGTGCATATACCAGTCATCCCAACCATCAGCACCTGGCTGAAGTCGTTGTGGCAACTTCACGGTGACGGTGCGGGACTCCAGCTCGGCGATGCGCTGGCGCAGTGCTGCGATCTCCATCTCTGCAGCATCGGCATAATGGACGTTTTCATGCTCCAGCGGCGGCAGGTCTGGGGTTTTCACGCCAAAGAGCGCCGCCAGCGCTCGATAGTTCTGCTCGCTGTGATAGCGACCTTTACAGCGGACCAGTTTTTCGGCTGCTGCGCGGATAGGTTCAAGCTCAGAAATCAGCTGCTGTCTCTCGCATGACTCCTGTGCCAGACCAGCATTCCATTCCCGCAATCTTTCGATATAGCGATTCGCATTCTCCAGCGCCTCTACCAGCGCATCAACGTAGCCAGCGGCACGAAGGGCAAACTCAGTGATTGATAGCTCAGCGTCAGTTTCTTTCCCGTAGCTTTCGCACTCCGACACAACGGCAAAATAGTCAGAATCAATTTCGTTATCTGCCAGATGGCGTAGCAGGTCGGCTGTCTGCTGCCCGTTTGCAATCAGCAATTCGTTCCGCTGCGCCAGTTCGGTGATATCAGTCATGCTGCATCCTCCAGACCGATTAGCTCGGCAATCTGTGCCAGCGTGTCCTCGCTTTCACCAACCGGTTTATCCATCCAGTCAAACGAAATCAGATGGCCGCGCTCGATAACTCCGATGTTGAAATCGTCGCTATCTACAGTACGGAAACCGTGTGATATGGCTCCATTGCGGGTCTCGTAGTGGATGAGGTCGGATGAATATTCGATACCGTGCCCACCTTCGTTACACCAGGCTCGCCGGATAATTACGATGAATGACTTGCTCATTTGTCTGCCCCCTCGCGCAGCGAAAACTCCCATGCGTATTCGTCAGACGTTGTGAAGTAATCGAGACGATCCATGGTGATTACGCCGTAGCGCCCGCGCTCACCGATGAAGAATTCGCCAATCACATCATCGTTGTGAATTTTATAAGGCTTTCCGATAGCGATTAACGCTACTCCATCCTGCGTGCGCTTTTTAGCTGCCGTGAATGTGATGGTCTTTTCCCGTTCTGCTACACCATCAGCCTTAATCCCGGCTACGATGCGATCGGTGGCGGGGGTTTCGACCTGCCACCACAGCAGATGCATCTTCGGCCCCTCAAAAGCGCCATCAGACTCATAACCACGCAGTTCCTCAGATAAGCAATCGTTCATAGCTTTGATTTGCACATTCTCCGCCTCCAGCTGCTTAAACGCTTTCGCCAGCTTCAGGAACTTCTGCTCTCTTATCGACAGCTCGCCTGCCGACTCCAGCGACCGAATGAGCTCGTTTACTGCCTGTAATGTGATAGTAGAACCCCTCTTTTCATCAGCCACCAAAGAGACAGGAGAATGGCGCCGCATATCCTTGACGCGATAACGGCGAACCTCGGTCTCGTCAATTCCGCAGCAGATGCAGAGACAAATGTCCTCCATCTCACCATGCAGCGTCCCAGTCGCCGGAACACTAACCGGAACATCAACCCAGGTGTTAGAGCGAAGTTGACCAACCACCTTATGAACAAACATCTCGTTAGGTACGCCGTGGCGTTTCTGCTCGATGATTGCGTAATCACCAAATTTGAATTCGATTTCGTTTTTCATGCCTGCGCCCTCCCGTAGACCGCTAAAATTCGCTTCATAACCGGGCTCTGCCGGCACTCGTTGAAAATCTGATTGGTGCTCTTCCTGCCTGAAATTTCTTCTTCGGTGGCCAGCCGGTAATAAACCGTCCGCCACACCCGAGCTTCCGCTACCAGTACCCCCTGCTTTGCCAGGATATTGGCAGCCTGGTTGATGCAGGTGTGCGTCATTCCGGAAGCCGCGGCGACATCTGGAGAGCTGCAGGTTTTATGCGTTTTCAGGTAGTTCAGAATTGCGTCTTTTCCTGTCATGACCGGTTCTCCCGATAGCTGTCCCAGGTAAACGAAATCGTGCAGCCGCCGCCGTCGTTCATGCGGTCGATGACGCGCTCGCCGATGAACTGCGTCAGCTCATCCTTTGGTAGGTTGCTGATCAGGATCGTCGGCTTCAGGCGCTCGTAGCGGGTGTTGATGATTTCAAACATGATCATCTTCTCGGCTTCGCTGCCGAACTGAATGCCTACCTCGTCGATAATCAGCAGGTCCGGCTTGGTGAAGAAGCGGATCACGTCTTCCTCGGAGCGGGTCGCCGTCTTTGACCAGGTGGATTTAAACTCCCGGGCGATTTTCAGCGCAGTGGTGAACACGACCGGGCTCTGGTGCTCTGCGATAACGCTTTTCGCAATTGCATAGGCCAGGTGGTTTTTCCCCGTGCCGGGTTTGCCGCACATAACCAGTCCGCCGCCGTTCTTCCGGCGATCTGGCCAGCGGCTGGCATACGCTCGGCAGACTTTCAGCGCCCGCGCTGCTTCTTCGCTCACCGGCTGGTAGTTATCCAGCGTGCAGGCTTCGAACCGGGCCGGGACCTTGAGCTCAAGCATCAGGCGTTCAACATTCGCAGTGCGAGTTCTGTCATCCGTTTTTGCCTTCTCGTTTCGCAGGAAAACGAGCTCATCTTTCAGGCATCCCGGGCAGCTTGTCGGCGCCCCTGGCAGACGGACAAGGCCAGTTGATACGCGCTGGCGTTGCTCATAGTCGCCGTGCTTTTCGCAGACCACTAACTGCTTAATGACTTCGGTGTTTGGGATGTCCAGCGCTGGCTGTGACAGCTCCTGCAGCTGTTTTTCGACCAGGGTGATTCTTTCGTCCAGGTTCATTGCTGATCCCTCATCCAGTCCGGAATTTCGGTTTTGCCGTAGTCTTTGTCAGCGAACCGTTCAGTGACGCGGGACTCCTGCCGGCGCTGCGGTCTGGCGCCTTTCGGCTCAAAGAGTCCCTGCCAGCCATTCGCGATGCTCTGGTTAATAATTTCTTCAGGGGAGTAACCGTTCAGTCTGCAGCGGTCCAGCAGGTTGATAGCCTGGGTGACCGTCTGCTGAGACTTGATCGGCTTTTTCAGGTCACGACGGTATGCCACCCATGACGACCAGATTTCTGCAGAAAGCCAGTCAGGCAACTGAACAGCTAACGCATCGAACGAAACCGCCCGGGGGGATTTAGGGGGGTTATTAATATTGTCTTTATTGTCTTTTGTATGTTTGTCTTTTGTGTTTACCTTATTCGGGTAATAGGCGTTACCTGATTCGGGTAAACTTTTCTTACCTGATTCGGGTAATGTTACCTTTTTCAGGTAAGGTTTCTTTTCTGTACCTTTTACGGGTAAAGATGACCATTCGCTGACCGTTTTATTAATCCCGATAACACGACCGGTTTGAGTTAATATCCCCCGCTTAACCAGGACGCTTTTTGCAGCTGAGCACTTATGCGGGAGAATGCCGGTCAGCTCCGAGAGCTGCTCGTTACTGACCCAGTCAGATTTCTTGTTGAAACCGTATGTTTTGCGCATGACAGCCATGAACACCAAAAGCTGATGCTGCGACAGACCCGCACGCATGACAGCTTCAAGGAGCTCATTGGCGATGCGCGTAAACCCATCGTCGAGATCTGCCACGCGCAGCTCCTGTAGTGCCACGACAGGCACAGGGAAATTGATTACTTCGGCAGTATTTGCCATAATTACTCCTGTGAATTGATCCAGTTAATTCGCGTAGAAAGCCGTTAGTGCTCGAACACTGCGGCTTTCGCCTTTTCTGTAACCCCTCATGCCTCAAAATCACCCTTCTCTCCCGGCCTGTTAGAAATCAGGATGGCCAGCAATAGCGACATATTCGGCAGCAGACTTTCCCGCCAGCGACTCACCGTCGACTTATTCACTCCGGCCACTTTGGCGATATTCGTGGTCCCCAGTTCAGCTATCTGGCTGTGTAACCAGCTTTCTATCCTGCGAGCCTCCACTTTGTTGCGTGTCGTTGAACTCTCCATTTGTGATACTTCCTCTGGTGTTGAATGAAAGGCCGCCGGTTAGGCGGCATTGGTCTTATTCCCTTGCTCTCCAAAAAGAAGCCAGCGTGGCTCGCACTGAAGGGCAGTCGCCAGCTCAATGAGCTTGCGTGGGCGTTTTGTTAATCCAGATTCAACTTGCTGAATAGTCTGCTGTTTGGTTCCAGAAAGCTCAGCAAGACCGGCCTGGGTCAAATTAAGTTCACTGCGGCGTTTTTTAACGCGGTCAGAAAGAGTTTCCATGATGCCTCCTTTACAAGGTTATTTGTATTTTATTGTCAAACAAACTTGTTTGTCAAATACCTTGTTTCTTGTAAGCATGAGGGATTGGTTTATGAGGTGGATATGAATATTGCGGACAGAGTAAAACTTAGGCGTGCGGAGCTATCATTGACGCAAGCGGAGCTGGCTTCACTAGCTAAAACCTCTCAGCAGGCCATACAGCAACTCGAAGACGGAAGGACTAAGCGCCCAAGATACTTGCCGGAGCTGGCAGCAGCTTTAAAGTGCTCAGTTAGCTGGCTATTAACTGGTGAGCATGAAATGACCAGTGAAATTCCTCCCGAAAAAGAATGGTCCCAAGTCGATTCATGGGACAAAAATACCCCACTAAGTGAGGGCGAAGTAGAAGTGCCTTTTTTGAAAGATATCGAATTTGCCTGTGGGGATGGCCGCATTCAAAGCGATGATCACAATGGCTTTAAGTTGAGGTTCTCCAAAGCAACTTTACGAAGAGTTGGCGCTAACAGCGATGGTTCAGGAGTTATCTGCTTCCCAGCCACTGGAGACAGTATGGAGCCTGTTATTCCAGATGGAACAACGGTTGCTGTAGACACCAATAACAAACGGATCATTGATGGAAAACTATATGCTATCGCGCAACCAGGTGCCGGAGATGAAAAGCTAAAGCGGATAAAGCAGTTATACCGTAAGCCAGGTGGAATTCTTGTGATACGCAGCTTCAACCGAGAGGACGAAGAGGCAATGGAGCAAGATGTTGAAATCATAGGAAGGGTTTTCTGGTATTCAGTTTTACTTTAACCTTTAAGGGATTGTAATCATGAGTTTTTCCTCTTTTTTGCTTGGGGCATTCTTAGCAGTTACGTGTTGCCTGTTCGTTTTTATTTGGCATAAAAAACAGTCCACAAAAAAGAAGTTAAAACAGTATCAACCAGTTAGCATAGACTCTTCGGTTAAAAATGCGAAAACGCTACTTAATGCGGCTGATCACAGTTATGCAGTTGATAACAATGCCCTTGCAGCTGTATGGAAATCAAGGGGCTGCAAAGAGCATGCAGAACGAGAGGGGAGGATCTATACAATCAAGGGATCATGGGCGATAAAGAAAAAATTGATAAAGCCCGGGGTTGATGGATTTCTTAATGATATACCGCTTCCAAGAGATTGCGGGTGCTATATGACTTACATTTATAACCTTCGCAGCCTTCCCCCTTCTATGCTTACCCCTTCCGCAATAAAATCCCTGCAAAAATAACCACTATCACTACTGCAAAGCCCGATGCCGGGCTTTTTTTTCGCCTGTAACACAACATTCCTTCCTGAAAACGCCAAAAAACAAATATAAAAACAACAAAAACAACCACTTGATTGTTAAATACAACAAAATACAATTTTATGTGTTTACAAGATTGATTGTATTTTGTATATTCAATTCATCCAAACAACACCGGCAACGCCGGGTAATCGTAACAACGCTCAGCTGGCCGGCTTTAAGGCAAAGGTGAAGAGATGATCCGCGAAGAAGACAAGCCTGCATGGCGTAATTTTTGGTTAAAGGTCGTTCCTTTTTTGGTTGCTGTCCTTTTTTTTAGCTTCGCATGCTGGGGTGTCGCATGAGCAAACAAGGCATTCGTTCACTGATTTACTGCCTGCTGATCTGCGGCGTTATCTGGACAGCGTTGATTATCAAAATTCTGCACGTTACGGGGGTGTTCAATGGCTAACTCAATTCCTAACAGCGGACGCGCCGTGATGATGCGCAATCGCCGCACCGGCGCCGCCTGGCTGGTCAGCTTCGACTATCGCGACGGCAGCTACTGGCATGAGCCGCAGGGCAATCTGCGCCACATCCGCCGGCCATACGCTTCACGCAGTATCGAGCCGAACCTGGTACCAGCCGGGACGCATTAACCGCGCATATCAGCGCACGAATTTAACTGAGCTATCAGGCAGCCAATACGGTGCCGGGCGTTTCACAACCAAATTTCAGGAGCGAGCTATGAACGCATACCGCGCATATGACGTGATCGAAGAGCGTAAGTGGGCCGAGCAAACGCTCACCGAAGAGAAGCAAAAGTGGATTGACGATCGGGTGCAGGAAATTATCGACGCCCTGCCGAAAGAGCCGTCAGGCCTGTTCCGCTTCTCAGTGCCGATGGACAAAAGCCCATACGAAGGCCTCCGCAGCGATGCAGCTGGCGAGGCATATAACGATCTCATCTCGGCAGTAGCTTACGCCCAGGCGGAATACGACTGGGATCACCGCACCGGCTGCCCGTTTTAACTTTGGGGAATAGCAATGGCTAACGAACTTGTGATTACAGCCAGCTCTCTTGCTGAGCGAGGCATTGACTGCGCTACCTGGAGCGCTCTCAAGAACAGTATTTATCCTGGCGCCAAGGATGAGTCAGTGATGATGGCGCTGGACTACTGCCGGGCCAGAAACCTCGATCCGCTTCTGAAGCCCGTTCATCTGGTGCCAATGAGCGTTAAGGACTCGAAGTCGGGTAAAAGCGAGTGGCGCGATGTGGTTATGCCTGGCATCGGGCTTTATCGGATTCAGGCCGATCGCTCCGGTGATTACGCTGGCGCTAAAGAACCAGAGTTCGGCCCGGACGTCACTCTGACGCTTACCGGTATTGAGGTGACAGTCCCTCAATGGTGCAAGTACACGGTCAGCAAGCGCATGCCGAGCGGGGAGATCGTCGAATTCAGCGCGAAAGAATACTGGGTTGAAAACTACGCCACCGCCGGCCGCGACACTACCGCGCCAAATGCTATGTGGAAAAAGCGCCCTTATGGCCAGTTGGCGAAGTGTGCCGAGGCTCAGGCTCTGCGTAAGGCATGGCCTGAAATTGGCCAGCAGCCCACTGCCGAAGAGATGGAAGGTAAAACGCTGGAAGTAGATGCGCGTGACGTAACGACGCGCAGCACTACAGAAGCGCTCCCCCTGGTGGCCAGTGAGGAAACGCTGCAGGCAATTACTGACCTCCTGACGTCCCTGAATAAGGACTGGGAGCAGGACTTCCTGCCTCTGTGCAGCAACATCTTCAAGCGTGACATTTTCCAGGCATCACAGCTCACCGAAGAAGAAGCGCAGAAAGGCTTTAGCTTCCTCCAGAAAAAAGCGCAGGTGGCAGCATGACACCAGAAATTATCCTCGATCGAACTGGCATTGACGTTACCCGCGTTGAACAGGGAGATGAATCCTGGCACCGCTTACGCCTCGGCGTGGTCACTGCCTCGGAAGTTCACAATGTCATTTCTAAGCCTAAGTCAGGCAAGAAATGGACTGATATGAAGATGTCCTACTTCCTTACGCTCCTTGCCGAAGTGTGCACCGGCGTGGCGCCGGAAGTTAACGCCAAGGCGCTGGCCTGGGGGAAACAGTATGAGGCCGATGCTCGCACCCTGTTTGAGTTCACCACCGACGTGCAGGTAACCGAGTCGCCGATCCTTTTCCGTGACGAAGGTATGCGCACAGCCTGCTCACCAGACGGCCTGTGCAGTGATGGCCGCGGCCTTGAGCTGAAGTGCCCTTTCACCTCTCGCGACTTCATGAAATTCCGGCTTGGCGGCTTCGAGGCTATCAAATCCGCCTACATGGCCCAGGTGCAATTCAGCATGTGGGTAACCGGGAAGGACGCCTGGTACTTCGCGAATTATGACCCTCGCATGAAGCGAGAAGGCATTCACCATGTCGTTGTTGAGCGCGACGAAAAATACATGTCCGACTTCAACGAAATGGTGCCGGAGTTCATCAGCAAGATGGATGAATCGCTGGCGGAGATCGGCTTTACCTTCGGGGAGCAGTGGAAATGAAACGCACTCCATTTTACCGCAGGCCCGGCAAAGCAGGGAAATTCTCCGGCCTTCGCGAGCGCGTGATCTGGATGATTCAGACGCGCGGCCGCCCTGTTACCGGCAGCGAAATAGCGGAGAAGTTCGGCGTGACGCTTGTCGAATTTAACCGCGTTGCGAACGGCATAACCAAGGGAGAAGGCCGCATTGCGCAGCTGGTCGCATCGGAAACCTGGCTCAACGAGGACGGCATCTGCGATCGCACCTTTGACCTGATCACAAGGCCAAAGGTCATTACCCCGCAGGGTAAAACGCGCCTGTTCACTAAGCGCTCGATAGCTCAGGCCGCCTCTGGAAACCGCCAGAAATGTATTGATAAAGCGGCCCGGCGCCGCCGGCTTATCGCATCGGGCCTCTATATCGATGAAATTGAGTCAGTCCTATGAACCGCTACTCACTTATCTATGCCGACCCGGCCTGGTCTTACGGTAACACGATCAGCAACGGCGCCGCCGTCGATCACTACCCCACCATGAGCTTGCTCGATATGAAGAGGCTCCCGGTATGGGAGCTCGCCGCGGATAACGCCGTATTGGCGATGTGGTACACCGGCACCCACAACCAGGAGGCGATCGAGCTGGCCGAGGCCTGGGGATTTACGGTGCGCACGATGAAGGGCTTCACCTGGGTGAAGTTGAACCAGTTGGCCGAACTGCGCATTACCAAGGCTCTGGCAGAGGGCGATGTGACCGATTTTTACGACTTCCTCGCCCTGCTTAATGCCGAGACACGCATGAACGGTGGCAACCACACCCGCGCCAACACGGAAGACGTGCTGATCGCCACCCGCGGCGCCGGGCTGGAGCGCAAGCACGCCGGCATTAAGCAGGTGGTCTACAGCCCGCTCGGCGCGCACAGCGAGAAACCGTGGGAAGTTCGCCACCGCCTGGAGTTGCTCTACGGCGACGTGCCGCGGATTGAACTTTTCAGTCGCAGCGCGGCGCCAGGCTGGAGTCACTGGGGCAACCAGTGCGCCACCGCTTCCGTTGAGCTGATACCCGGCTGCGCCATTGACGTTGTGAAGACGGAGGCAGCATGACGCCAGAAATAGAAAACGTTATGCGCAATCAGGGGCGCCAATGCGTTGATGAAATCCGCCGCGCCCTGAAGGCCAAGCCAAAACCGAAATGGAATGAGGTTGTACCGCCGATCCTCAAAAAGCACCACGAAAAAATTAAGCCAATGGGCATCAGCCTTACGGCATTCGTCAGCAGCATTGGCCGCATGAACGGGCGGTATGGAGTGGAGTCATGAAGCTGAAAATGTATACCCCATCCGGGTCTGTGATCGTCGAAACCAACGACGTCGCGCAGTTTTACCCAGACGCTGAAAGCGGCGGAGAGCTGACCACAATCGAACTGGTTTCGCCAACCGGCGACCACGGGAAGGTGGCAGTAAAACATAGCTTCCACCAGGTGACTAGCGCTCTTGCCACGGCCTGGAAAATGGATGAAGACAAGGCAGGTGCAGCATGAAATTCTCCAAATTCACTGAGTTGGTAGCCCGCATCTGGTCAAACACAACTACGCAGCGTCGCGACCCGGAGATTACCATCGTCGTCCACTCACCTGGCAGCATCGGGCCGTCGCCATCCGTCGAGGTCGAGGCTATTCACGCAGGCTTCGACTGGGATGCGGGACAGGTGATGATCTACCCGGCTCAACCTCTGACGGTGCTAACTCCTGAGCAGGTAGCGGAAATCAGCGAGAGCGTTCGAAAAGGCCAGAGCTGGCACGCATACGAGGCTTACAAGAAGCACAAATCGCAGCTGGAAAACGCTGCGCTTGAGCATGCGAAAGTCGCCGGGCAGCGCGACGAGCTGCTGGCAGCACTCGAAGAAATGACCGATATCGTTAGCAAACATACCTACCCACAACCAGATAAACCTAACTCTACGTGGGGTCGATTAGAGGCTGCCAAAGAAGTTATTTCCCGGACAAAAGGCGGTGAAGTATGAGCGCAGAAATCATCGATCAGGCCAACGAGCTGGCAGAGCGCCGGCTTGAAATGACCATCCAGAACATGCGCATCAACCATGCGGCGGTTTCAGCTACTCACTGCCGCGACTGCGGGGAAGAGATACCCGAGCGGCGCCGGGAGCTGGTGGCGGGTTGTCAGCGCTGCGCTGACTGTCAGGAAGAAGAGGAATTACGCGGTAAGCATCGGAGGTGATATGGCATCTGACAAACCGATAACAGCACAGCAGGCCGCCGATTTGCTCATCGTGTCGGCGCGGGTGATCTACCGCCTGATTGAGTCTGGGGAGCTCGCCGGCCGCAAGGTCGGCAACAAGTACAGAACGGCCGAGGCGGCGTGTATTGCATATTTGAAAACCCCGCGCGATCCTGTCATCGCGAACGCGGGTGAACATAAAGGAGAAGTTTTATGTCAATCACCCTCAGGGGCGGCGTGTGGCACTGTCATTTCTTTACGCCGTCAGGAAAAAGAGTTAGGCGATCTCTTGGCACGGGGGACAAAAAGCAGGCTCAGGAGCTCCACGACAAGCTGAAGGCGGAAGCGTGGCGGGTTGACCAGATCGGCGACCTGCCCGTAAGAACCTTCGAAGAGTGCTGCATCCGGTGGCTGCGGGAAAAGGACCATAAGCGATCGCTGGATGATGACAAAACCAAAATTGAGTTTTGGCTGCAGCATTTTTCCGGCCGTGATGTCTCGAAGATAACGGCGGAGGAAGTTCATGAAGCCGTTAACGGGATGATCAACCGTAAGCACCTGCAGGTGTGGGAGAGTAAACGTGATGCCGCGCTGAGGAAGGGAAAGCCGGTTCCGGAGTACAAACCACGGCAGGTTTCTCAGGCGACGAAGGCGCAGCACCTTTCCTTCATTCGCTCCCTTCTCAGGGCCGCGGCGAATGACTGGGGCTGGATAAAAACAGCGCCTGTTATCAAAACCCGCAAGCCGATCAGTAAGCGGATACGGTGGCTGACCAGAGAAGAAGCTGAGCGATTGATCGAGTGCATGCCGGAGAGCATTAAGCCAGTGGTGATATTTGCACTGGCAACCGGCCTGCGCCGCTCAAACATCATCGGGCTTGAGTGGCAGCAGGTCGATATGCAGAGAAAGGTTGCATGGGTAAATCCGGAGAACGCAAAAGCGGGCAAGGCGATTGGCGTAGCTCTGAATGATACCGCATGCAGGGTATTAAGGGATCAGATAGGGAAGCATTCCCGGTGGGTGTTCGTTCACACCACGGCAAAACATCGCCCTGATGGAACACTAACGCCCGCAGTTAGAAAAATGCGGGTGGATGACAATAACGCCTGGCGCGCCGGGTTGAAAAAAGCGGGGATCGAGGATTTCCGTTTTCACGACCTCCGGCACACATGGGCGAGCTGGCTAATTCAGTCCGGCGTCCCGCTTTCTGTTTTACAGGAAATGGGAGGATGGGAGAGCATCGAGATGGTACGTCGTTATGCTCACCTGGCGCCTAACCACCTGACCGAACACGCACGGAAAATTGACGCCATTTTTGGCGCTAGCGACACAAATACGACACAAGGAGGAAATCAGGCTGGTTTAAAACTGGCGTAAGTCGTTGTTTCTTAATGGCACGCCCTACAGGATTCGAACCTGTGACCTACGGCTTAGAAGGCCGTTGCTCTATCCAGCTGAGCTAAGGGCGCCCTGAGAAGCGAGTGCTTCGCGGAGTGAAACGCGTGGAATTATACGGTCCACGTCGGTTGAGTCAATCCATTTTGCCAGGAAACTGCGGGGCTTATACGACGCTGGCGAAATATCCTCCACCAACTGTACAAGAAGCATACCGCCGGGCCTAATGCGCGCGTAAATCGACTCAGTGGCCAGGCGCAACGCACCAATAACCATGTAATAACCATGGTCATAACAGGCTAAATTAGCCTCAGACAGGATAAAACAGCAAACGAGGACTGACAGCGAGGCCCGCTTCTGACAAAATATCCTCATCCCCCTTTCGTAAAGATACAGATGGAATCCTCTCTCTGATGGCAGCAAAAATTATTGACGGTAAAACGATTGCGCAGCAGGTACGCTCTGAGGTTGCGGAAAAAGTGAAGGCTCGCGTTGCGGCCGGAAAACGCGCCCCTGGGCTGGCCGTCGTGCTGGTCGGCAGCAACCCGGCCTCGCAGATTTATGTCGGCAGCAAGCGCAAAGCATGTGAAGAAGTGGGCTTCGTCTCCCGCTCTTACGATCTCCCGGAAACCACCAGCGAAGCCGAGCTGCTGGAGCTTATCGACACTCTGAATGCCGATAAGACCATCGACGGTATTCTGGTTCAGCTGCCCCTGCCGGCAGGGATCGATAACGTCAAAGTTCTCGAGCGCATCGCGCCGGATAAAGACGTCGACGGCTTCCATCCTTACAACGTTGGCCGCCTGTGCCAGCGCGCGCCGCGCCTGCGTCCGTGCACTCCGCGCGGTATCGTGACCTTGCTGGAACGCTACAATATCGACACCTACGGCCTCAATGCGGTGGTCATTGGCGCTTCCAATATCGTCGGTCGCCCGATGAGCATGGAGCTGCTGCTGGCCGGCTGCACCACCACCGTCACCCACCGCTTTACAAAAAACCTGCGCCATCATGTCGAAAACGCCGACCTGCTGATCGTCGCGGTGGGCAAACCGGGCTTTATTCCTGGCGAGTGGATTAAAGAAGGGGCGATTGTGGTCGATGTCGGCATCAACCGTCTGGAAAGCGGCAAAGTGGTCGGCGACGTGGTGTATGAAGATGCCGCCGAACGCGCGTCCTACATCACCCCGGTTCCCGGCGGCGTTGGCCCGATGACCGTCGCCACCCTGATCCAGAACACGCTGCAGGCGTGCGAAGAGTATCACGACGTTGAGGAGGCCTGA